AGGGGATCAAATGTGTTGAATTTATTTTCATGCTCTTCAGCGTGGCACTCATTGCAAATGCATATCAATGCAAAATCTGGATAATCCCAAGGATCACGCTTGCTCATATAGTAAAGGTGATGCACGTTAAGTGTATTGTTCTCATTGTAACATTTTTCACATAAAAAATGTGCTCGATTCATAACTTCCAGCCTCTTACGCTGCCATCTTGGGTCTTTTAGTTTTTCGTAATACGTTTGTTTGCTCATAATTTTGGACAATAAAAATCCCGCCACGTTGTCAGTCCGGACCTGCGCGTGCCTGAGCATTTGCAGAACTGACCCCATGGCGGGGAAAATGTTTTTAAGGTTAATCACGGGTCCGGTCGTGACGCGCGCAATATGCGCTATTTTGTGCAATTTCTCAAGCAATCATTTTCGATTTTGCAATTTGGTCAATCATGCCCTGGAGGTTTGCGCTGATCTCCGCAGCTTCCTCGCGCCCTTTCTCGGTCAAAATGTAGGTGTAGTAACTGTGCGGATTCGTGAACTGCTCATGCTTGATCTTGGTGATATACCGCTCGTGACCTTTCCAGCCTTTGAGGTATCTATGGTCGCAGCATTTTTGAGATGCCGCTTGCATGTCGCCAGTCCTGACAGGCGTGTCGTATTGCGCCAGCTCCAGCAAAAAGACCGCTCGGTAAATACTCATTCCGTAAATCAAATGTTTGATTTGATCCCGTGAGACGTCGCCTTTCGGCGTGCGGATTACAAGTTGTAGTAGTTTTAGTGGTGTCATAGCTTTAATTCAAGTTCAACTTGGTTTTCATCTGTTATTTCATCATCGGATTGCACCTCTAATTCTTCAGCTTCTTTTTTGTTAGCAGTGTAATCCTGCGCCCCGTTATCTCGATCAAGTGCTTCCATGTCGAACAGGTCTGGTATAGTGATCTCAGCTTCCATAGCTGCGCACCATCCTGCGCCGTCTGCAAAGTATGACTTGTTAAGCTCAAATGCGATACCCTTGCGTTTGAACTTCATAGCCCGATAAGGAACTGTCATGATGCCGCCAAAAGGATCTAATACAGTTTCCCCCTTGTTGGTAAATTGCTTAATGCAGCGATCGACAATATCAAACTGCAACGGGCAAAGGTGCATTTCTTGACCCTTGCTGTATTGCTGTGAATTAAGCGTCATCATGCGAGTAACATCTGACCATACTTCCTCACTCCATGATTGCGGTTGTAATAACATAAAACCAGTGGGGAGCATGTTCATTTCGTCACACCATCCAGCAATCTCAACATGGTTTTCATAGCTGTAAACCTGCGTTTCAGACCATGCTTTGAACTTGCGGAAAACCTCAGCGTGTGAAAGACCTTCAAAGTCTGCTTTTGTCAAAAGTCGATTTCCGCTTGAACGTGTGAAGCCGTGAGCGTCTGCTTGCCATCTTGCGCGACTGTAACGCTCTTTTGATTTGACTACAGGCTCATCAGCATAGCCTTTCGTGCTGTCGGTCTGTGGCTTGCGAAACATTAGCAAATATTCTGGCATTCCTACTCCCATTTTGGATCCGTCCTTGCATTGTTCCGTCCATCCTAGGCGGTATGTTTGCGCGTTCTCACGAACAACGTCTGTAACAATTGTTTTCATGCCCATATATGCAAATCCATGTTTTAAGAAATGATTCATGGTGTGCATGTGAAACGGGTAAACCGTTTGGAAGCCTAGCCCTGTCATACCGCCTGGAATGATACGATCTTTGACGTGGATGCAAGCCAATCGTCCAGGCTTTAATGCTCGCAGCAAGTTAGGCGTAAGAAAGTCCATCTGATCGAAAAACTCCTCGTTGCCCTCGCTGTGTCCAAAGTCAGCGTAGTTTGGTGAGTATTCGTATTGCGTAGAAAACGGAATAGAGGTGACAATCAAGTCAACGCTATTCTCTGGCAATGCCGCCGTTTCAATCACTGTATCGTTATTGACGATGCGGTAATGCTCACCCTGAATCTCTACTCGATCCATGCCCATGCCCCGCGCCAATGTCCCCGCCATCGCTTGCGCTGATAGCCCAAATGTTCTAATAATATCGCTCATTTTTTTAGTTAGTTTTGTGTGTTGCTGCCATTTTCTTTCGAGTTGTTGGCGAACTCCTCTTTCCGCTTCGGAAAAAATAATGTCAACGCGAACGGTCTTGGTTTGCCCGAAACGCTGAACCCTGTGGATTGCTTGGATGAAATCATTAAACTTGAATCCAATGCCAAGAAAGATTGACCAGTGGCAATGTCGTTGGAAGTTGCAACCACTGCCAGCGATGCGAGGCTTCGTGGAAAGCTCTTTATATTTGCCATTGGAAAAGTCTATGATTAGCTGCTCTCTAAGCTCCAATTCTTGCGAGCCAAAAACCGCTTTTGACTCTGGAATTGCTTGCTGAATCGCATGTCTTTCATCCTCCAAATCGTGCCAAATCAAAACATGATCCTCGGAAAACTCATTGCGAATCTCTAGCATTTTCTCGACTCGCTTTGTAAGGCTTTCGCGCTTTTCACGGCTCGCGTCTTGGATTCCAATCGCCGCATCCTTTAGTAGCTTGCCTTGCCCTAGCTTGTCATATCCTGCGTTACTGTGATCGGTAGTGACTTCATGCCAGCGAACCTCTAGCGGGGGCATGTCGTAGCCTTCATCCGAGAATCCAAGGTCGCTTGGACGCTGCACAAATAAAGCCCATGAGCTAACCCATAACCAAAACTCTTCTTCTTTGTGAGCGTGCAACGTGAGCTTGTCAGCCTTGGTGCTATCGCGTTTGAAAAAGCGCGTCTTGGCTTGTGAAACGTCCATGATGCCAAGAAAGTCTGCATAGGCTAGCAACTCAATATAATCATTCGGTGATGGTGTAGCAGTTGCCACAAATCGAAATTGCACTGTTTTCCCATCTTGGCGATGGTTGCGACTTGGCCCACCGTCACCCGTAAAGAGCCGCATGAACTCTCTGAATGTTTTAGAGCCTCCAAAACCTCGCAAGACGCTAGCTTCGTCGAGTGTTGCAACGGTGAACTCAGCAGGATCGAGCTTGCCGTCTCGGATTGTCTCATAGTTCGTCATATAAATCCCGTTAGGATCGGTCGCTTCTTCAATCCTGCGAATAAATAAAGGCGGCTTTTCCCATTTGAGAATCTCTAGGCTGTCACGCACAAACTCTTGGCGAACGCCTAAAGGTATGACAATCAACCCCATGCCTCCAGCAATGTCGCGAGTAATGCGAACGCTTTCGAGTTGTATGATTGATTTACCAAGTCCAAAGCTGGCAAAGCAAGCCCTGCGTCCACCCTTGACCATCCATTCGACAATCGCCTTCTGGTGAGGTTTCAGGATTGGATTGATACCGCTAGCATGGATTTCATGACCCTGCTCCTTTTCTATCTTGATTTTTGACTGCAAAAAAGCAGCGTAGTTTTCTTGTGTATTCATTTTTTCTGTGTGTTCTGAGATTGTTGCCCCGCCGCGCCTGAACGATGCGGCAGGGGGTTTTCTTCGCGTCAGCCGATGCTGGGCAAGGAAGTCTTTTGTTCAATGAATGAATCGTAATCAATTTCGTTTGTTGTCATTTTAATAAACAGGTTCGCCGATGGGACTGCAAGGAACACCCGACTAATAGTCGGCAAGCAATCGCACATCGGCGCATTTTGTTTTTCTGTTATCATCTCGGTGTTCACGAGTGGTTGCATGGCAACGCGCTGAAAATGCCGCATTGCCGTGAATTGTCAAATAAATTTTTTTCGGTAGTATTCCGCGATCAATGCCGCGTCGATAAATCCCATGTTTGCTGTCTTGCTGCGCGGTGTAGCGAGCCAATCCTCATCTGCCCATATTTCGCGCGCTTTTGCCCTTGCATACGCTTTTGTCTCGCCTTTCGGCACGACACCCAGCATTTCTGCCTGCCATGTCCTAGGGGCAATTCTGATGTGTTTTATGCCGCATGATTCGAGTATGCCGCGGATGGCTCCGTAGCAGTCCCACATCGAGCAAAGCGCGAGTGTGCCAGGCGAGTGCTTGCTGGGAGTTTCGAGCGCAACGGCGATGTCGTCGGTGTGAGTAAAATTCTCGATCCACTCGCAGATTGCCACAGCGTCACACTCTCGGCTCCTGTCGCTCGGTCGTGTCGGCATGAGGATCTTGTCGATCACTTTGCCATGGTAGGCTGAGATTGCCACCAAACTACCGCTGATGCCGTTGTCAATGCCGATGATTATGTCTAATTTATCGTAGTTCATAGACTGTAAATTTCCCGTTCCTGATTGTTTTCGATCCGACCATGCGCATCTTCTCCAGCCGATCCATGATTTTTTGGATCGTGCTTGCCGTTTGCCCGAAGCGCAATGCTATCGCGTCCACTGTCGACTGCCCCGCGCTCAGATCGCGCAGGATTCTTTTTTCTTCGTATGTAAGCCTTTGGTTCATTTTGTTTGTTTGTCAGTTAAAAAAATCTACCTTGTCGCTCCTGCGAGAGGATGCGCCGCTCAAAGTTTTGCGCTTCGCGATAGTCGTTGGCATTCCGTCCTTGCTTGCGAGCTGCGAAAGACCATGCCATGCTGTCGGCTGTGTGTAGCAAGTCAAAAACTCCTCCGTCCGATAGTGCTGTTGTTTTAAGCCCGAATCCGTGCAATCGTAAATCAGGTCGTACTTTCTTGATTGCGCTAAGAACGTCATAGATCGCGCTGGGATCGCCGTTACGCTTGCAGACCGATCCAACTCCAACCCACATTCCGTTTGTTAATCTTTCGCCATAGGCTCGGACGTGAGCAACGTAGTCAGCCGGGTCGAAGCCTTGCAGCACTGGCATGATATAGACCGAGGTCTTTGATTGGATCGCGTCGTATCGCTCGATTGTGAGCCGTTGATGGTCTGCGATTGTAAGTCCGGTTTTCTCCAAAATCCACGCCTCGCACATGTAATCTTGAGAGACTGCAGCGAGCATGTTCCCGCATTTGCTCCATCGCTCGATTTGCTCGACGTAACCGTCAACGCTTTCGCGGTATTTTCCATGCGTAGCGATCTCGGTGAATGCTCCAGAATCCATGATCCAGTCGCCGACTTTGAAATCTGATTTGCGATTGCGCAAACGATTGACCGATACAAATGCAGCGTTAAAATGCTTTGCGTCTGACGGTTGGTGCAATCCAACAAAAAGCCGGCATGGAGTTTTTTCTTTCATTTCATTTCTTTGTCTATTGTCCCCACTGTGGCGCCGCAGTCGATGCAGATGAGCCTGCCGTTGCGCTCCATCGGTATCCCGTATTTGCAAACGGGACAGTCTGGAAGGTCTGCAAAGCTCGGAGGTGCATAAAATGCTTGCCCGTCTGGAGAGTGCGCGTCTTTGATAATTGGGATGCTCTGCATGTCGAATTGTCGCTTCATTTTGTGTCGCTTCATTTTGAGTAATCTTTTTTCGTAAATCGTTTCCAGTGCGCGTCGATTCTCCGCTGCACTACGTCCCTGTCCCGTTCGTCGTTGATCTTTACCGCCGCCGCGGTGATTTTGATGGCAAGCCGTTCCTCTGCCGGCGCAGCTTGCCACCATTGTCGGAGCTTTTCAAGTGTCTCCGTCTCACCCATTATAGCCGAATTGCTTCTAGGATTCTCGGCATTTCTTGCTCGTATTCCGATGCGAATGTGAGCACGGCGAGCTTGATTTTGTCGGTGTATTCGTCCCATGGCACCGGCAAGATTAGCGGTCGAAGCCCGGGGAAGAACGACATGAAATACCACGTCCGAATGCCCGTGATCGCCATCGAGAAATGAACCTGCGGTCGATACTTGGCAGGCAACTCACCATCGAGAAGGTAGTCAACGTGCGTGTCCACGCTCGGGCACTTGATCTCTAGCCCGTGGATCACGTCATCAATCATAAATAACCCATCTGGCGAGCAAGCGAGGCATGGGTGAAGCATGGATTGCAACATGCCCACGGTATCGACTGCGTGACCGGTGATCTCGGTAAATTCATCGCGAGCGATAGGCTCATGGTCATGCCCCCACTGAGTCGCAGCGTTGCCGGCGAAGGCGTGCGGATCGTCGATCAGGCATTCCCGCGCCAGCTTGCGCATCAGCCCCTTCGATGCCGCTGCGAGCTTGCCAGTAGGCGTGATGATACCTGCCGCCTGCGATGCGGTCAATTTGCCCTTTCGAGCGTTGAGCCACTCCTCGGTGCCTTGCTCAAGATTGACGATGTGGTAATGGTTCACGCCTCACCTCCTTCCTCTGTCGTGGCTTCGATCGCTGGCAGCATCGGCGCGAACGGATTGATGACTTCCGTGCGCACGGTCGGTGTGACGTTGCGAGCCTGTGCAAACTCCCGATCTTCATCCGTGCGGATCGCGTCTTGAATCTCAGGCGAAAGCGGGAGCCATTTTGAAGCGCGGCGAAATACGGTCTTTTTAGCCATCTCATCGAAGTCTGACACCCACGGTCCAGAGTTCCCAGCGCGGGAACGCTTGCGGATGCCTTCGACTTCATCGCGCGTCATGACCTCGCACTTCTCGCTGCCGTCCTTGAATGTGACGATGACATAAAAAGCGTAGGCATTGCCTCGCGCTCCTTTGTAGTCAACGACATGCTGCTCGATCTTGCCGCGATTGACCACGAATTGATCTTGCTCGCATACCTTGTCGGCATGGATGCTAGTGACCGTGCCGCTACGCATGACCAACTCGGCGATGCCTTTGTAGTCTAGGATCAGTGTGCATTCTTTGCCGTAGGGGATCAGATGCGCTCTGCGACCGTCTGGTTCGATGCCGAGCGCACTCAGATCGAGCAAGCAACGCATGAAGCTTTCGGGCGTGCATTCCTGTAACTTCGGTGTGCGTGTCAGCGCGGTGATGGCAACGCGAGCGAAGCGGTCTGCGCTCAGGTGCTTTGGCAATGCCAGAGCAAATTGGTTTTTTACGTTGTCCTCGGAGAGTAGTCCCTTCAAGGTGCGTGGTTTTGTTTTCGTTGCGATTTCTGTATTTTCTGTTGTCATATGGTTTGGTAGTTAGAATGCGAATGCGTAAAAAAGTGCCGCGATCCCGAAGCCTGTTGCGACTCCGAAAGAGTATATGGCGATGATTCCTAAAATTGGTGGATTGTCGTTCATAATTATCTGTATTGTTTTATAGATCAGAACGGGATTTCAGAATCATCATCATCCTGAGCCTGCGCCGCTTGCCGTGGTGCTGCGCTAGGTGCCGAGCTGCTGCCAAATGTCAGCGTTTTGGCATTGCCCACAATCGGCGTGCGCTCCTTGGCTGCACGTTGTGCAGCAGTTGGAGAGATCGTCAACATGTGAGTGTTTTCATACTGGTCAGGACCATCTCGGTTTTCGCGCATGTCGAGATCTAAGTATGATGCTTTCGGTGCCATGTATAGCGAGCTGGCAGGGATCGCGATATGCTCGCTTCCGTCCTTAGCTGTGAATTTGCGTGCGCCCGTGACCTTCAGTAGGTCGATCTTTAGTTTGTGTAGTGTATTGCTCATTTTGTCAGTGTTGGTTTGGTTTGGATTTTGAGTTCGCCGGTCAGAACTTTGTCAATGCCTGAAAAGATCAGAGCCTTGGCAACGCTGGCCGGCTTTGTTTTGCATAGCTTAGCAGCAGCGCGTAGCTGTGCAAGCCCTTCGTGTCCTAGGGCGATTGTGACCGCGCCTCTTTTGTTTTTTGGTATCATAGAGAAAGAAGTTGGTTTCTGAGATTTGCTGAAATAACCATGGTTGAGTCGTCGGCACTGGCAAAGCGGTCGCGGTGCATTTCACTGCAAGTGATGACCCAGTGCGCTCTGTCGTTGTATGGCGCGACGATGCGGTAGTATGTGCCAGTCAGTTTCTTGATCATGACCTCCTTCGTTTTGGAGTCCACGGTTATGACGTTCGGGTTTTCGGTTTTCTGGTAGTGTAGCAGGTTCATTTTCTTGTGTTGGTTGATTTTGCGCGTTACAGCCGCGCCCCTGAAAGTGTTAGGCGGTGTGCTTGGCAAGCGTTTCTTCATACTTGCCAGCACCGAGAGTTGCGTCAAATGCTTGCTCCACATTCATGCCTGCTTCGGTAAGTCCTTTGAAAGCGACTCCAACCACAAAATCTTTAAACTCTTGAACGGTTGCGAAGCTGTCTGCGAGGTTGATGCCTTTTTCGTTAGCTTGTGCGATGAGGAAGGATTGAACTTGGTTGAGTAGGTCGAGGTTATTCATTTTCTGTTTAGGTTGGTAGTTGGTGTCGGGTGACGCGCAAAGAATAGTCGAAAACCTTGCAAAGTGTAAAGCATAAATCGCAATTATTTTACAGATGTTTCATTTTTCTATATTCTACAATGGTTCCAGAGCGGGAAATATGCACTTCCCGAACGGGAAATCTGCGGGAATTCCTATGCAAACCCTATGTAAACCCTATGTTGCCATACGTCTGCCATACGTCTGCCATACGTCCGATGATACCGCTTTTACGTCTGGTGATACCGGTAAAGCGCATGTTGACAATCGCCTGCTAACTGTTATTCTTAGCTCAGCAGATCCCCCAGGCCTCTCGACGATGCACACTTGGGGGATATTTGTTTTATGGCTTCCCGGCTGCGTCCGAGTAAGCGTTTGCAGACTTTCCATTGTGGCTGATTTTGCGCACCTTAAGGATGCCTTTTTTGACCTGCTTCGATAGGAAATCCTGCGCCGTTCTTGGGTTCATGTTGTATTTTTTGCAAAACTGCTCCGAGGTGAACTCGTCTGGTCGAATCTTCGTTGTCATCAGTTCGCCCATCTGCGCCATAAGCTTTTCAGCGTTTCCTATCTTCTTCATATTACTCTGCGGTGTAAACTCTCGAATGAACAATCGGCAGCTCGGTCTTGTCCTGATTCCGAGCATCGAAAATGATTGCGCTTGGCTGCGGTATCGCGTCTGGCACGACCTTGAACCCATAGCGTGTCAGCCCCTGCCATGCGCCAGTGATCGCGCTGATTTGATTGCCGTCTTGCCATATGCCGTGTCGATGACGGTGGGCTCGGATCATCACGTCTGGCACTCTTTTCTTAGCTCGCGCGCGCGCGTGGGTGAGATTGCCCAGCATGATCGAATGCGCCGATGCCTCCAGGTATGTGCGAGCCGTTGCGCTGATATGGTGCGCGAAATTGTAAAGCTTGCCGTTCATTTCCAGATCGAGAACGTCCCATGCGTGCTGACCATTGGATTTGTTCTTGCTCGCACCGAGCGCGCGTCCGACTGCGATCTCTTGATTGAGCGTGTGGCTCTCCGTCCCCTTGATGATGTGGATCGTTGACGAACGTTCCATGAGTTCGCCGAGAATCTGCTTCACTGCCGTGACTTGATCGCCGAGGTCGGGTGTCATGACCTGCAATGTCTTGTGGTGGATCCCGTCAACAATATCGCCGTTGATAACGATGTCGTAGGGTTGCCCATCTGTGACTTTCGCCACCCAGCCGTTCATGTCTTGCCAGCACTTCCACAGCCATTTTTGGAAATGATTCTGCCCGATGGGATTGCCTTCGTTGCTGACAAAATCCGCCGGCCACAAGCCCACGGTGCTTCCGACATGGAGGTCGCTGAGAACCAGAATGAGCCTGTTGGTAGTTTTCATAGTTATACGGTGAATGTGATCCAATCGCGAACGTTAGAAGCATTTCGACGTTGGCGAACTACGCCGCCGCCGTCCCTGCTTCCTTTTGTGTTAGAATTTCCTTCGATGGTTTGAAATACGCCGTTCTTGTCTGGCTTGGAAATAGCGATGCCGCAATGGCTCGTAGAGTGCAATGAGAAAATGCCGATTGCCTCGCCTGTGTGGCTCCTGCGCGTCTTTGTGCTGCGATCCTGAGTGAGACTCCATTCGTCGAAGCCGTAAGCCGCTGCGGTCTTTGGGCGCGCGAATGTGAGCTTGCTACCATGCTCCTTTTCCCATCGTGCCATTGCCTCGCGAACGACCCAGCAAATAAACGCTGCGCACCATGGCCAGCCCGTGCCATCGAGTGACGTAGCCGCTTGGTATTGTTGCACGCGTTTGCCCGTGTTACTGTAGCCGACTTCCTTCGTGCCGATTTCCTCGGTTGCTACCTCCTTGATTAGTTCGCTGAGCGTTTTCATAATGCTTTGCTGTGAACGCTTTTGTCCTTCTGCCAGAAGTCCTCTCCAAATGCCATGACTGCTTGATAGTATGGCTCCGAAAGCGGAAAGCGATCCTTGCGCATGAGCGAGCGGAAAAGCCCGTTGACTTGTTCAAACGTTAGTTTGAAATGCTTGGTTGCCGAGAACTGGAAAAGAACGTCATGCACCAGCGATGCGTGGACGTTGGTCGCCGTGTCTGGAGTGCCAAGCCATACGCCTAGCACCTTGCGTTTAGGACTGCACCCGTTCCATGCGTAGCCTTGTGAGACGTAGAGTATTCCCTCTTCAATCGTTGCCCAGACTCGCCCAGAGCCATCGCAGAACGCCGCGTTGCGGTGAAAAAACGGGATCGGCGTGGCGATGATCCGCTTCGTCACATAGCGATAGACCTTGCTGTCAGTCGTGCGAGCGTAGTCTGTGCCGAGGTGGATCATTTTTCAGGTGATTGAATTTTTCGCCAAAAGCACCCGTGAGCACCGCATCCTCCGCTTAGCCGTGTAACGTCTTTTTCAAGTGCTTGGATGCGATACATGAGCAATGAGTAAATCAGCTTCCCCAATGCGCCAACGATGCCGCAAAGTGAAAGAAAACCCGTTAATGCCCAGCCGATTGGGATCGTGAAAGTTGCGTCATTCATTGGATTCTAGCTTTGGTGCTACATATGCAAATGCTCCGTTTTCAAAGATGTAGCCCTCTGGCATACTAACAATAACGCGAGTTAAAACGTCCGTTTTTTCTAGCTGTAAATTCACAGCTGCGCCAAGCTCCGAGTTTGCCTTAAATCGCTGCATCGTAAGCTCAAGATTTGCGTTCAGGCTGTCAAGAATCTCTTGCTTGTCGCGATTCCAGAACAAATGATAGCACTCGTTCATCGTAACTGCTAAATGATTTACGGCTTTAACAACTCGCAATGCAAGCTCCCGATTGTGTTCTGTTGGTGTTAATTTTTCAATCATAAATTATAATGATGTTACGGCTTCCCATGCACTGCCGTTGTAAAAGTTTAGTTTGTTGGTTGTGGTGTTGTAAACCATTAGACCCGCTGGAACGCTTGTGATGGCGTTACGCTGTGTTGTAGTCATTCGCGGCGGTAGAAAGCCTCTTGTGGTGCTTTCGAGAGTAAGAATTGATTTTGTATTTTCCGTTGGTGTGCCAATTAGCAGAGACCCGCTACTGCGAAAGAAAAACTTGTCAGAGCGGCTCGTTGTTCCAGCCGCTGTCGTGCCAATGGTGACGCCTGTTCCGTTTGCGCCACCGCTCCATGCTTCCTCGCTGAAAGCATGGATGATGGCTGCATTCCGCATCACGCTGCCGTCATATCCACCGAAAAAGAACCCTCCTAGTCTGTCGCCTGATGCCATTGCGCTGCCGTCATTTGAGTATGCGCCAATAAACGCGCCTGCGGAAGATGAAGATGCCGCTGTGGATTCAATGAAGAAAGAATTTCGCGTGCTGCTAGATAAAACGCCGAGGCCTGTAGACGAATTAAGAGCGTCAAACGCCGCGCTCGCGTTGCCAATTTCGAGTTTATAAGACGGCGAGGTGTTGCCGATGCCTAACGCGTTTGTCGTCTCATCGTATGCTGATGTTCCAAAAAGAATCTTGCCCTTAGTGTCGTTGGTTGTGGATTGTAGAGTGAGAGTGCCGCTTGCTGTGGTATTGCCGTTGATTTGAGCGATTGTAGGCGTTGTTAGCGTTGGTGATGTGCCAAAAACCAATGCGCCGCTGCCCGTTTCGCCTGTGACCGCTGCCGCCAAATTCGCGCTGCTTGGCGTGGCGAGAAATGTTGCTACGTTTATCGCTGGTGTCGTCGTTGCAAGCGTTGTAAGCCCTAGCGAGTCTCTGTGTGCTGCCGCTGCCCCTGTGCCGTAGGTGTAGCTTGTGGTGTTAAAGGTGGTCGCTGTTCCGCTTGGAATAGTCAGGTTACGCCCTCCTGCACTCCAAGTGAGGCAAGGTTGCATACTGCCATCGACAAGCGATGCGCCGCCGCTTTCAACTGCTGCAAAGTTGGTGCTTTTTACTGCTGCGCTTGCGTGCGATGTCTGGATGTGAGCCGCTGAACCTGCGGTTGAAATTGTAGCGTTTGCGCCTTGAGTGTAGATCGTTGCATTTGCTCCTTGCGTGCCAATTGTCGCTCCCGCTCCTGCTGTTGAGATTGTAGCATTTTCTCCTTGCGTGGCGATTGTTGCCACCTCCCCTACTGTAAAAATTTCAGCCCCCGATCCAAGCGTAAAAATATGCGCATCTGTCCCCTGCGTGTAAATTTGTGAATAATCACCGTCTGTGTAAATCTCGCCGCCTACTACTTCCAAGCCGGCAATCGATAAATTTGCCGTGCCGTCCGATGTCGTTGCGCTGGTTACGGAGTTCGGGCCAGCAGGGCCAGTCGCTCCAGCAGGGCCAGTTGGTGCAACGACTTTAATTCCCACAACGTCACCCGCCGTGGTTTCGACTGTGACATTTTCCTCGATCGTTGTTACGTCTAAAATTACTTCGTCGGGCATAGATCAATCTCTGGTTGTTGGTAGTGTCACGTTCATTCCGCCCTTAATGTAATTGCGGCGTGTGCCATCCGTGGCGATGGTTCGGATCGAGAAAACGTAATATGCTGGTTCGAGATCAAGCTCTGCGATGCGGTCAATTTGAAACCCCCACAATGCTGCGCTGGTGATCGTAATCCCGTTGCCATTCGTGAGCTGTAACGCCGTTTGGCAGTTCGCTGGCTGATTGGCGCGAAAGTCGATTTCGACGCTAGCGAGCGTGCTGCTAGGTGCGGCACCGTTGATCGTGACTCGGAATGACTGCGCCCTGAGCGTGTCACCCTGCATGATGTCTGGCAAGTTATAGATTGCGGTGGTAGCCATGTTCTTTGCGCTTTTGTGGAGTTGATACGCCTTGTGTCAACATAATTTTTGTCATGTCAATTTATTTATCGCATCGGCATTTTCGTATAGGAACTTCAGCGTGCGTTGATAGCGGTCAAAATGCCCACCCGCGATCTTGTGCAATGCACAATCGTCATAATTCGACTCCGCTGGATTGGTATGGACTGGCTTCTCCAGCTTCGTGACTGGCACGCCGTTATTGCGGAAATACCAACCCATGATTGCGTCATCGGCAAGCAATGCCTCGGTGAAACTCTCATTCAAAAAGTAAATCAATCGTTTGAGTTTTTCCAAGTCAATCAGTGATCGTCGGAAAATCACCGCGCCGTAACCTTCTGGCAAGTCGGTGTTGTAAATCCTAAATACGCTGTTTGCCATGGCGTGACCTTCCTTGTATTCGCTTGCCATGCGCGCCACAAGCTGCGGCGAGTATTGGCAATCGTCATCGAGAATGATGCACAAATCGTCATCCTGCACTTGCTCGCAAATACCGATGTATTTTGTAATTGCGCCGTAATCTTTGATGCGGTGAACAGTTGCTTTTTCGCTCAGCCTATTAACCTCGGTTTCATCGTAGTTTTCCTCGGTTCTGAATGCGTGATTCGGGATCGAGAGTATCACTCCTTTTGGTTTTGTGTTCCCGCTTGTCATGTGGTCAACGATGGCTTCCACGCCATGCAGGCGCGAAGGCATAACCGACATCCCCACCCATGCGCTTTCGCTGCTTGTGACGTGTTCGCCGCTTGCCAATCGCTGCAATTCTATGAGCGCATTGCTTCTTCCTTTTTCATCGTGTCCGTAAAGCCCACAATGGATCAAGGATGCATCCTCGCCGCCCCATGTGTCAGCCCTGCGGCATTGCATAAACGGGAACAAATAAACTCCATTAGGGTAGCTCCTGCGCACCGCCTGACTCATTGCTGTATCCTCTTGATTGCCGCGCATCGAATCGCATGATTGCGATATGGTGATCCTAAGTAACGCCTCACGTTTGATTGCGTAAGCAATGCCCAAAAACCTGCCAGCTTGGTTTTGCCATTGATGACCGCTTGCCATGACCCACGATTGAGAAAAAGGATCAAATAGGTTATTTTTCAAGTGCCAGGTATCAACATCCAGCTTTGCCACAATATCGCCGCCCGTTTCAAGCATGGCGTTGACGATGCTTCTTGCAACTCCGTTTCCCCATGTGATTTTCACGCTTGGCAAGTCATGGTCAATCGTAACTGGCTTCACGCTGTCATTGCCTAGCCATAGCTCAACATCGGGGTATAACTCACGCCACCGCTCCATAAAGATTGGCAACATTTCCTGATCTGCTTCGTGGCAACAAACGATTGCTTTTTTGATCATGGTATCTCCCTTCCGCTTCCGCTGCCCGTGCATCCAGCGGTAAATGATTTGGAAGGCGATGTAATCAATCCATCATCCCATTCCAAAATTACCGTTGATGCGCCCTCACATGTGACATGCGTCAGTGATCCCATATTGTTGTTGCCGTAGATTTTGATAGCGTCTCCATCATCGGTTACATTTATTTGTGACGGGGATGTTCGCGCCTTAATGCGCTTAAAATTTATAGTCTCATCAGTTTGATCCTTGATGACTGGTGACCCTTCGCCTGATAGCTGCTTGAGCTTGCGAAATTCTACCTTGTCCGATGCCTCATTGTAGGTCTTGCCAACTTCGTAGCAATCGCCTTCGGCTTCTAGGTTCTCCATCGTGACCCGCTCATCGTAATGGTCAATGTTGTCACCTGCGCCGTAAAGTTTAAGCCTTGGCTTGCTGTCCACGATTTCAAATACGGCGATCTTGTAATTGTGTTCGCCGTCCGCGCCATCAAAGTCGAAAATCTTCGGTTTATAATGCGCACCCGCTAGCTCGTCCTCGCCAACTAAAACGGTCGGTTCTTCTTCAATGGTGCCGTCTTTTTTGACTAAGACTTTGACGTAAATCGCCTGCCCGTCTGTAATGTCGTGATAAATCGGGTTGTCGTCCTCATCCACAAGCTCGGTCGGGAAATGATAGATTAACGCCTGATCATCGGGGATTCTGCGTTCGATTACATAGCCTTTCGAGAGTGCGATTTTATAGGTGAATCCACCTTCCCCTTTTTCAGCTTTGAGAATCGGCATGAATGGCGCGGATGACCCTTTGCTGCCTTTTCCGTTATTTGATTCCACGGGTGTCCTATCACTAAGCCGCTTCATCGCCATGATCAACTGGTTGAATAGGCGTGCCGAAATCTCGTCTCCAGCCCTGACCAATGGCGGCAGTTGTATTGGTAAATCTCCGTTTCTAATCATACAAAAATTCGTTATATCCTCCAACGTCTGATAGCGTCCAAGTTAATGTCGTGCGGTAAAGCTTGCCCTCTTGATCTTGGCTAACGCTCGTCAACCTCCAATTGCGCGTCCCCGATGAAGTTGGAGGGCTGCCCCTCGGTGTTGAGATTTTAGAAAGATTGTTCAAATCTGACGATTGCAGTTCTGCCGTTCCCTCGGTTGATTCTGTCCAAGTAT